GGACCTACCTTAAGCCCTTCCTTTTTGACCCACTTAACATAGAACTCTACAGGACCAGCTAATGCTCTACATTCTTGCCCAGGAACTTCCAGACCCCAGACTCCTCACGGATGGCAACACACAGCAAGTTATGTCTTGGGTCATCCTCTCCCTGATCTTGCTCTACGGTCTCACAGTTACCTACTTCCTCAAACGACAGAGCAGTCTTGAAACCAAGTACGACAAACAGAATAACAAGATGATGAAGCTAGCTGTTCGTTCGCAGCGAGCCATTGAAGTATTGGCAAATCTTCCTGCGCCTAAAATCGAGGAAGACTTAGATGAGAAGGAGGACTAATGTTCGCCAGGAAGAAAAAGGACACGCGGGCCGAAGAGCTTGATGATGCCTTAGAAGCTGGTGAAGAGTATTTCAAGAAGCTACTTCAGCAACGGAAAAAAGCTCCGTCTTCGGATAAGATGGCTTGCATCCGAGATGACAAACATCTTTACAAGACGAAGATGATGTTCAAGGTGCTGCAAGAGGAGCACCTAGAGGAGCTGGAAAGTCAGGAACTTCCGACCAAAGTCAACGGAAGCAAGAAACTCGTTTCTTAGTTATTCAACGCAAATTACCTGTTCAACAGGGGAGTCAAAGATGATTGGTCGCTATTGGAAAATTTGGACACCCGTTTTCGGTGACGAAGATGCTGCTGGTGGTGGGGATGATGGTGGTGATGATGGTGGTGATGATACATCGTCGTCCTCCACGCCTACTGCCTCTACACCACCTGCGTCTGGTGAAGCTCCCAAAGGGGAGATTTCTCAAGATAAGCTGAACAGCATTCTTAAGGCCGAGAAGCAGAAGCATCAGAAGCTAGTCCAAAAGGCTATCGACGAAGCTAATGCTCTCCGCTCTAAGGCGCAGCTTACGGCGACCGAGAATCAAGAACTCGATGCCCGTTTGGAGCAACTGAGGAGCGAGCTTCTCACGAAGGAAGAACAAGCTAAGCGTGCTCTGGATAAGACGCGCAAAGCACATCAAGAGGAACTCGAACGTTTGCAAAACGATCGAGAGACTTGGAAGAATCGTTTCACTGTATCGACAATTCAGCGTTCAATTACGGACGCAGCGGCTGCAAACAATGCGTTCTCTCCCAGACAAATTGTTGCTATTCTAGGGCCGAACACTCAACTCGTTGACACGCTCAATGAGGACGGTAAGCCAACTGGAAACCTGGAGCCGAAAGTTCGCTTCAGCACCAGGGACAAAGAAGGTAAGCCAGTTACTCTCGACCTCTCTCCAGTAGATGCGGTCAAGAGGATGAAAGACGAAGAAGAGTACCTGAATCTCTTCCGTGGTGAAGGGTCAGGCGGTGCGGGCCTACGGTCACAACCTGGTGGCAAGAAGCCCGATGTTCAACAATTAGCACGTGATCCAGCAGCTTACCGCGCAGCGCGTAAGTCTGGGAACGTGCAGTTCTAGGAGTAATGATGCTTTTTACTAGTGTTACTAAGGTCTGGGTTCCGGTCTTCGAGAACGATTTGGATGCTTTCATCCCTGAGGTGTGGGCGCAAGAAGGTCTCCTCCTGCTGGAAAACAGCATGGTGGCGGCTAACCTGGTCCACCGTGACTTCGAGAACAGCATCGCCAATTTTGGTGATGTGGTCAACACTCGCCTCCCAGCGAACTTCGTTGGTAAGCGTAAGGTTGACTCGGATCAGGTCACGATTCAGGATGCGATCACCCCGAACGTTCCTGTCGTTCTGAACCAGCACCTGCACACTTCGTTCCTCGTTCGCGATGGCGAAGAGTCCAAGGGCTTCCAGGTTCTGCGTGAGACCCTTCTCTCTCCGGCGATGCTCTCGCTGGGTCAGATGGTCGATGAAGTGGTTATGGGTCAGGTCTATCAGTTCCTGCCCAACGCCGTTGGTCAGCTTGGCGTTACTCCTACCAAGGAGACCGTCATTGCTGTCCGCAACAAGATGAACCAGAACAAGGTGCCGATGGCGGGCCGGAATCTGATCATCACCTCGCAGACGGAAGCTGATCTGTTGGCGATTGATGCGTTCGTTGCCGCCGATAAGATCGGTGACGAGGGTTCGGCGTTGCGTGAGGGCTCGCTCGGTCGTAAGTATGGGATCCAGCAGTGGATGTCCCAGAACACGCCCAGTGTCCCTGTTGGTCAGACTGCGACGTTGTCCGATCTTGCGATCAACAACGTTGCTGGTTACGCCAAGGGCGCGACTGTTCTGACCATCGATGGTCGTGTGGCTGGTACGACGATCCAGACTGGATCGTGGGTGACTATTGCTGGTTCGGGTGTGCCCCATCGGGTCATCTCCCAAACTGGTGCTGGCACTCCGACCTCCATCACCATCGTGCCAGGGCTGGCGAACGCTGTTGTCGATGACGCCGCGATTGTTGAGTATGTCCCCGGACAGATCAACTTCGTGGCAGGATATGCTTCCGGCTTTGCGAAGGATATCACCATCGATGGGTTTGCTTCGGCAATGTCCGCTGGCCAAATGCTGAGCATTGCGCCTTCGGCTGCGACTGGTGCGGAAGCTGTTTACTCGGCTCTCAGCACCCCGACGACCATCAGCATGTTGCTGGGCCGTCCGTTGGAAGTGGCTGCGGCTGATGATCAGTTCGTGGCTCCTGGTCCGTCTGGTAACTACAACTTCGCGTTCCATCGCCAGGCTCTGGCTTTGGTGACTCGTCCTCTGGCGGCCCCGGCCCCTGGAACGGGTGCGTTGTCGTTCGTTGCCAGCTTCAATGGTCTCAGCATGAGGATCACCATCACCTACAATGGTGAGAAGCAGGGTCACCTGGTGACCGCTGACATGCTGTGCGGAGTCAAGGTTCTGGATGCTGCGCTCGGCGCGGTGATGCTGGCCTAGTCAGGTTGTAGGGAGCCGGGCAACCGGCTCCCTACTTCCTCTTGAGAGCAACATGCAAAATAACCTGAAGCAAATCTCGGTCGTGCTCTATCGCCTCAAGCGACAATGGGGGCTCCAGGTCAAGTATTATCAACTCGGAAAGCAAACTCACAACGTCGAAACGGGAGATATTACACGCGAATATACCATCATAACGGTGCGACGGGCACCAGTGCTGCCGAACATGGTTGACAGGCATTTCGTCTATGACCTTGCTTATATTGCAGCAAGTAAGAACTTCACGGAGGGTGGTTATTTTGAGCGCAACCAGCGCACAATCATATTCGACGCAAAGGATCTACCACGAGGCTTCGTGCCGAATGGAGATGATCACGTTGAGTTTGACGAGAAACGTTACGAGATTAAGTCAATCGACCATTTAGAGCAACGTCGAGGCTATCTGCTAACCGTAGCAGCGATTGACAATGCTGAGACTGTTGGTTAATTATGAGCGCAGATCCCAATTGGCCTAGATGGATTTTCGCATCTGTAAGTAAGCATTTTTCTGATGCCTTACCAAGTGGAATTACTCTATTCATTGAAGGTCAACATCGTGCTACCAGAACAGAGAAAGATTTCTTTGAACTGCGGATCGATGGCCCTACCTTACGAGAGATTAGTAAGGGTTGTTGGTTGTTCAGGATTGAAGTAAACATCCTGGTTCAGTCTGCTATGGACGACGGGAATTACCATAGGATCCATCAGGGTGTTGGTGATGTCGCGGCGACATTTACCAATGGCATCCCGGTGTATCGGAAAGGTAGCGGTCCCCTTGATGATCAATCTTTCGTTGGATGCTTGCAGCTCTTGGAAAGTAGCGAACATCGCGATTTTCTAGAGATCAATCATTTCGGACAGATTGATGTTAAGACTAAGATCATGCAGGCTACGGTTGAAGGTCACTACAAAATGCTTTTGCAGATTCCATAAGGAGGAATAATGCAACTCAACGGTTTTATGTCGAAAGCGTGGACTCCCGTCTTCGCACAACTCGACCTGAAGTTTGCTACCCTGAAGTTGGTGGATGGAACTACTCCAACCCCCAACGAAATTGCAATCAAGATTGGTGCTGGGAATCTCACCTATAGTGAGACTCGCAATATCGACTATACTCTTGATCGAGGGTTGCTTGATGAGGTTCGTGAAGGGGATGAAGCTCCAATGGACGTGTCTTTTGACCTCGTCTGGGAGTTCATCTCCGGGAACTTGGATTCGGCGGGCGTTCCGCCGACTGTTGAAGATGTGCTCAAGCATCTCAACAACGCGGCAACGTGGATTTCTAGCGATCCCGATGTGTGCCGACCGTTCGCGGTTGACATCGTTATCGAGAACGTGCCTGTCTGCGGTCTCGGTGGATCGCCTGAGCAGGAAATCATCACGCTGCCCGATTTCCGGTTTGAGACAATTGACCATGATCTCCGTGCTGCTACCATCGCGGTTTCTGGTCGCTGTAACGCCAAGGTGGCGACTACGGTTCGTTCGCTCCAGCCCTAAGCTGTAGCCCAATCCTGTATCGAGGGAAAATGAAGATTCAAGGTAAACGTCTCTACGGTCCCAATGTTGAGGTCGTAGTTATTCCACGACAAAATGGGGAGATTGTTTTCAAGGCACAGGCTGTCTTGGATTACTCTGCCCATGATAAGATCAACCCAATGCCAACTGCCCCAATCAGGCTTATGCCTGGTGGTGCTCGCCAAGAGAATGTTGAGGACCCACGATTCTTGAAGAGACAAGATGAATGGGCGACCAATAAGTTCCATTGGATGTTTCTCAAAGCTCTACAGGCAACGGAGGGTCTTGAGTGGGAGACGGTTGACTTGTCTAATCCCGCTACTTGGGGGAACTACAAGAAGGAGATGCAGGATGGTGGTCTCTCCCCTGGAGAGATTGCCCGGATCGAGATGTGTGTAGCTGATGCCTGTGGCCTGAACCAAGCTAAAATCGACGAGGCAACGAGCCGTTTTTTAGCTGGTCAGGCTCGGGTTCTCGCCGAGCCATCTACCCCAAGTTCCGAACCTACCAGTATTCCATCTGGCGAACCTGTGAGCGTCTCGGCCTAAAGCCGCCTGGCATCAAGGAAGGCTGGGAGGAGAATAGTGTTTGGTCACAGGCACAACTCCTCGCATACAGCCAGGTTCGCGAGTATGAAGATCAAGAAGAACGGAACACACTCTACCAGATGTTGGGAGCGAAACGAGTAAGATGATTCAGATTCGAGCAGTAGGACTGGAGGCTTTTAGGCGGCGAGCACTTGCTCGTTCGCGTAGTGGCCCCGTAACTGCTGCTGTCCATGCTCGTCTCGCTAATGCTTGGACATCTGGTGCAGAGCGATTCGTGCGAGTAGCTGTTGCACGAGTGTTGGTTGAAAGTGGTATGTCCGCAGCGTCTTTCTTTCCCTTGAGTCGAGCAATTGCTCGACTCAGGGAAGGGTCGCTGGCTCAAGCGGTTGTCGAGGAGCATATTAGGGCTGGAAGAGACTTTCTGTCAAAGAAAAATATTAAGACAAAAAGAAGATCCAGTCTTGGCAACACTCACCCCACGTTCCCATCCGGAAACCCTGCTCCCGGTCGGCGTAGCGTTGCACTCGGTCAGAAGGCTGGCAAGGATGCTTATATCCTAAATCTCGGCAGCTCAAAGCGTCCGATCTTTAGGTTCGTTTTCGAGGCAAAGGTTTTCCAACTTGCCTTCCATGATGCCAACCGTGGCGGTCTTCTGGCTGGTGCCGAGGCTTTCCGCTCAACGATTAGGTTGCGCTTCGCTAAGGAAGCGCGTTTTGTTCTGAATCAATGGCTTCAGTCTGGTCGCATCATCCCAGGACAAGATGTCGTTACATCGGTTGCGAGGGTCTAGTGGCTGAAGATCATATTGAATTAACTGGTGATGCCAGTAGTCTCGTCAATGCTGTTGGCCGGACGGCTCAAGCTTTTTTGAAGCTTGAACAGGCATCATCACGAGTACAGAGCGATTTAGTCAAGTTCGATGGGACTGGTCAGGCGGTCGAGCGCTCAATTCTAGCTATTGATGCTGCCGGGAATAAGCTGGCTACGACGTTCAGGCGTACTGAAGAAGGCATTATGCGCTCTATTACAGCGCAGAAGCTTTCTGTAGAAAGCTTGAAACAGGTCGCTGTTAGTGCAACATCAGTTGCTAAAGCGAAAGAGCTTCTTCAACGCGCCGATGAACTAGAGAGCCAAGCTGCACGCTCTGCGATTGTGGCGTCTGATGCAGAAATAATTTCTCTCAAAGCCCGAGCTGCGGCTGCTCTTGAAGCGGTAGCTGCAACAGATGCGCTAATTGCTGCTGAAACAAATCAGGGCCGTTTACCGCTGCGTCAACGTAAGCGTGATACCAAGGCAGCAGAAGCAGCGGCGCTACAAGCTGAAATTGCCAAGCGTGAAGTGCTTTTGGCACCAACTGTAAGCCCAAGGGTCGCTGATCTACGTGCTGCGGCAGCCGCAACACTCCAAGGCGGTGCCCTAGAACAAGCGGCTGTAGAGATTCGTGCCTCTGCTGAGAGGAAGATCCAAGCCGAACGTATTGCTGCTCTGAAGCGGGAGGCCACTCTTGAAGCTAAGAATCTGGCAATTATCGCTAAAGAGGAGCAGGCTCTAGCTGCTCGACGACTAGCAAATGAGAAGCGTGTTGGCGATGCCAGAATCAGAGAAGCTGCACTTATCGCTAAAGAGGAGCAAGTTCGAGCTGCTAAGCGCCTAGCAAATGAGAAGCGTGTTGACGACGCTAGAACCAAAGAAGCAGCGCTTATTGAAAAGCAGGAAGCTTCTATTGCGGCTAGACG